TGTTTATACTCTTTCTGTTCCATTAGATTACGAACCTTAGAACCAAATCTAGATGATAGTTCTGCGTTGTGTGAAACTTGCATAATTTTTAAATGAGGAAACTTCCCTATCATCCAAGCAGGAAATAGATAAGAAGCAAATTCTGATTTAGTATGTCTTGGAGGCATATTGATAATGAGCCTCCCTTTTTTTAATTTAGAAATTTTTGTAAATTCTGATGCAATATGTTGATGGTGGCCCCACTTTTTAGGATCCCTATCTAAACGACAAATGAAGTCAGGCCATACATTTTTCACAAAATATATAAAATTATCCTGGCACAACTTTATGTGTTCAATTAATTTTTTTTCTACAGCTAATCTTAACTGATCGGTTGTTAATAAATCTTTTTCCATTGGGTCCCCTTTTAATATAACCCATAATATTTTTCTAGCAACTACACGTATTCGTCTTGCTTTAAAGCCCCGTCATTAAGATACATCAGTAAGTTGTACGCGAAACTACCAGTTGTGTTTAAGTTTATATGTCTATACTAGATTTGGTACCTCTATGGATCGGCAGGGATCGAGATGGTAGCTGAGCAGGTAGCCCTGAAGGGTAGGTGATACCCTAGCCGACAGTGTCGGCTAGGGTTTATTAGTTATTGATTGAAATTATTATTAGGGTCATTAACAATTATTTGTAGGATAGGTCTTAGATTGTTAATGACTTTGTCTTTCAGTTTATTAACAATAGGGTCATTAGGATATTCAATCATAATTTCCTCAATCGCACTTTCTAATTGTTTATACATAAACTGATAGTTTAACCCTGTTGAACTATCAACAGAGTTATTAGTTTGATTTGTTAGTTGTTGTTGTTGTTCTTGCCTAACTATATCAGTTATTCGAGTAATTAAGTCTCTAGGCATTAGCACCACCAATCAAATTAAACTTAACTTTAATCTCATTAGTTTCCATTGGAACTAAATACTCAGAATAAAGTTTAGGGTTTAACTCTTTAAACTTTGCAACATCAAACCTTTGTAGGTTTCGTCTGATGTATTGAGCAAAGCCCTCATATCCATTATCCATATTGTTTAAGATAATAAGATTTGTTTTAAGTCTTTTAAACAACTCAATGTGAGTAGGTTTAATTAACTTATTTTGTTTGTCATACTCTTTAATGGTTTCATTAAAGATACCATAATTGAGTAATGCTTTTTTTTCGTCTTTTGTTGCTCTCTTAAAATTAAGTTTAGCAACTTTGTTGTCTTTTGTCATAACAGTTTTTCCTTTCATAAAGTTATTTGTTATTACATCTAATCTTATATAGATAAGATTTTAAAATTGCAAACTCTTTTTTAAATTATTTTTATTCACTAATCATTAAAGTTATTCCAATCAGAACAACTACTATTAAAATTGCTATTAACATTTTTTCCTTTCCGAACTGAACTGGTGCTGGGAACTGGCAGCTGGTTCTAGTTTAATTAAATTAAAACCACGCGAGGCGTGGCGTGGCGTGGCGTGGCGTGGGCTACAATGCCCACGCCTCAAGTAACTAACTTATTCTGAAACCATTTGAATTTTCACAGAACTCAATGAACTCCTCAACATTTTCCATTGTGAAAGGATAAGAACTTGCATAATTGTATTTACTTTGTATCCAATCCCAAGTGTCGTGATCTTCTTTGGGATAGTCTCTCGGTGCTAGTCCTTTCTTGCCTGTTTCTTTAGCAACTTTTTCAGCTAACATTTTATGACAGATATTAACGAACTTATTATTTTCTTCTGCCTCTTTGGTGTCTTGTTCAGTCTCGTGAATAGCTTTTGAAACAGTGCCGTCTTTGATTAATGCTCTTAACTGTTTAGCTATTTGCATAGCAGTCTCGCCACTAACTTCGTGACCGTCATTAGATTGCCAATACTTCTTATCTTCTTCCTCAATTACTCCTGTTATGTCACAAACGAAGTCGGCTAATCTTCGCCAATGCCAAACATTGTTTCTAAAGTATTCGCCTTTTTTGTTCTTGTGGTTGCCTGTGCTATATAAGTCAAAGCCCATTTTATTTTCTCCTTGTTAGTTGTTAATGTCTTACTCTTATCATTCCCATTAGTTATTCAAGATCTTTTTTTATTTTTTTTTTCAAGATCTGTTGTCCGAACTTTTGCCGCCGTCAGCAGCTGGCGTCCCAGCCAGAAGCTCAATTTAATATTACCACCGAGCTTCCTACGGGCGTGCGTGCGTGGGAGACCGAGCTTCTTGCTGCCAGCACGCCAGTCCCAGCTGGCCAGGCAGCATTGTTTCACATGTGTATCCAAGACGAAGACGTGCGTGAACGGCGGGGCTCATCCTGCAGTACAAGAGTTGATTGCCATCAGAATGAGAATAGCGTACCCTGGAAGAACTAATCGTGGAGCTAGCAGCGCTGGAGGCAGCAGGAAGAGCGTTAACCAATAAATCATAAGTCATAGTTCTCCTCTAAAACGTGTTCCGCTTGACGGTGTACAACTTCTTCTTTGACAACATCTCCAGATCCTTCTACAGCCTTCGGGAGCTCCCACTCACCCATATCAGCTTTTTCCAAAGCTTCCTTAGCGGAGGTGGCGTTAACCACCACCTCACGAGAAACCTGATCAGAAACAAGAACTAAATACTTTGCCACGTTATACCTTCCTTGTCTGTTTTGAACTTAATAGTTTGACCTAGCTCAAGATGCATTAGATGTTTCGGTACATTGTCCAAGCGACCTTCTCCTGCTTTTTGATTTCCCTTCAGGATCACAACCCACATCTTTTCCGCTACGTTTCCTTTCTTAAACCAAACGTAAACATAGTTCTTCATAGATCTTTTCCTCTCCATCTTCTTGATGCTGAAGTATGTGTCTTTACCGTGTTCCTTACAGCTGTAGACGATGTTCTTTGCTTCTTCTGACTCTAGTGGGTCACGTTTAATGTACTCTTGACCATAGTAGTCATTCATTTGCTTTAGTAGTTTATTGCTTATTACCATTGGATGACTCCTAGTAATGTAAGAGCGCCTAGCCCAATTGCTACGACACTTAGTTCAAATAATATTGTATGCATTTTTTTCTCCTTTGTTAGTTGTTACGAGGTCACGGAGAGGGGTGGAAAACAACCCGTACCCATCTCCCCTAGACTAGTTTAGTCACTAACCTCTGTCGACTGTGCTTGAGTCAGCGTTGGTTAATTCCCGTATGACTCCTTTATCTACCCATCTTGCAAAACAGATAGAACGCATTGCACATTTCTAATATGGGATAGAATGGGATAAATGTCAACCATTATTTTCAAAAATATTTTCGACAAGAATTTGGTAAGAAGCGAACATTTGCTGCTGGCTTCTGGTGCTGGGACCGATGTTCAATATCCACGATCCAAGAACTCCTGATATGCGGGGCGTGGGTCGAGAAAGGAAAATGAAATAAACCAACACCCACGCCTCACGGAACTTTACCACATTTGCAGTATGACCTGCTACCAGCTGCTACCTGGCCAGAGCTCATTAGTTCTAGTTCTTCATATAACCCAAGCCTTTTCAAACGGGACGTGGCGTAGGAGAACAGCTCCTGAGCCGCGATCCCAGCTCCTTCGGCCAGAGTTTAAGTTCAAAAAAGCTAATCTTTACGGGACGTGGAACGGGGCACGGGATCCTGCTTCCCCGGGCCAGGAGGGATGGCCAGCTCTGCTGCCTCCTTCACTAGTTTTTCAAGGTTCATGGAGCGGGAAACGGGCACCGGGAAACGGGATTCACGGCACACGCGCCAGATTTCGTAAGGGCTCTCCAAGAGGGGTCTATTCAAGATAAATACTTTACCACCTGCTCTCTGATACTTAATATGCCAATTGATTTGCCACTTTGACATATTTAAATTCTTGCTGGCGTTCGCTTTGAGTTCAAGCCAAAATACTTGCTTGTTTACGACACAATGCACATCAGGAATTCCATTTAAAGTACTAGATTCTACGCGAGTAAAATGCCAATTTTTATTTAAATTTTTTAGTTCATTCCACAGTTTAGATTCTTTGTTTTGAGCCATAATTTAATCGGTCAAGAATTGCAAATATAACCTATCACAGGTTTATTTTCTATTAGATGAATGTAATGGTTTTGCATTGGTTTAGGATTAGGCATTTCGACAATAACTAAGTTATTTCTCCACCAAGTTTCACAAGGAACATCTACCAAACGAGAAATGTAAGTATAGCTGCCAGAAGGCAAAATATATATAATTCCGATGTCATATTTTTGAGATGCCAATGATGACGGCATTAGGAATAATAGTAGTATTACCAATTTCTTCAATAGTTCCATCTTCTTTCTCCGAGTAATCTCCAAAAATTCTAGTTATACCTTTTGCTTGACTTAACAAATGACCTTTAGTTACACAAGTTGGTAACTTAGCTTCCTGAAGTTGTTTTAAACTTTGCCAACTTGAATCAGAACAAATATCCAACCATTTTACTTCTACCATTGGATATCGTGCTTTCCAATCTTTAGCTTTCTTATTAACTGTTATCTTTCGTTTTAACATAGACTGATCCCACCATAGTTGTCATTGTGCTGTTATGCACTTCGTTAAACACCTGCATAAAACTATGCCAATTATTTGTTTTCAATAATCGCAGTTGGCGTGATGTCAATAATGTTTTTCGCCTCTCCGATTTTACTTTCAAGTTCCTCAAGTCGCTTCTCCAATTGTTCCCTGTTCATACCTTCTAAACCAATATAATTGATTTCTTTACGATCAATAAAATGACCTGCCATCTGATCTCTACGATATTGTGCAGTTATAGCTGCTGTCATTTGACCTTTCTTTTCAGAATTGTCACGCATTCTCGCGTAATGTTTGTAAGACATAAGTTTATCTTTTTCTTCTCGTTCTAATTCCTGGGACATTCTTTTTTCAAAATATCTTACGACATGCGGATACTTATCAGGATTTAATAATCTGCTTGCTTGATCTGTGGGACCGTATTTATTTGTGGAAGTATAACCTGCTTGTTTAGCAGCTTCGACTTTCGAAATTTCGCCATAATTAGAAACATAGATATCAACAAACTTTCTTTGCTGGGGTGTCAGCTCTGATGTAGTCTTAAGTGAATTAGGTTTCTTTGGCATACAAACACTATATACCCATCTCTTAGGAAAATAAATATTTATAAAAAAATTCTACCCCCCTCTCGTAAGGAAATAGGTTTACTCCTAGAATTTCTAGGAGTAAAAACAAATCTAGGAGTAAATCTAGGAGTAACTTTATCCTTATAAATCAGTAGTTTAGAGCAATTACTCCTAGCTCTCCTAGCTTTTTTGCTTATTTTCCAAAAAAAATATTTTGATTTTTTTTTCTAAGTAACGGGTATATACAAAATTCTAGGAGAAACCACGTAAAACCTAACTTTTTTAACATCAGTTCTAGGAGTAAA